CCAAGTGGATGCAGCAGGGTATCATAGCATGGAATAAAGGTTCACTAGAGTTAGAAAATGGGTCTAAAATTTCAGCAAACTCTACATCTTCATCTGCTGTCCGAGGCGGCTCCTATAATGTCATCTTTCTTGACGAGTTCGCGTTCATCCCGAATCACATTGCTGATGACTTCTTTGCCTCTGTTTATCCTACTATTTCTTCTGGGTCGAGCACAAAAGTAATTATTGTTTCTACGCCACGCGGAATGAATCATTTCTTTCGTATGTGGCATGATGCTGAAAGAGATAAGAATGAATATATACCGACTGATGTTCATTGGTCAGAAGTTCCTGGAAGAGATGATAAGTGGAAAGAGCAAACAATTGCAAACACATCAGAAGCACAGTTTCGTGTTGAGTTTGAATGTGAGTTTTTAGGTTCTACCAATACTCTTATCAATGCATCTAAACTCAAAAATCTTGTATATGAGCAACCAATTAAAAGGAATGCGGGTCTAGACATATATGAGAACGCAAAACCAGAAAATAACTATCTCATTACTGTTGATGTTGCTCGCGGTTTGGGCAATGATTATTCTGCATTTATCGTGTTTGATATTACAGAGTTTCCCTATAAGGTAGTTGCCAAGTATAGAAATAATGAAATTAAACCAATGCTTTTTCCAAATATTATTGAAGAAGTTGGAAAGGCATATAATGATGCATATTTATTGATTGAAGTAAATGATATTGGAGATCAAGTGGCAAGTATTCTTCATTATGATTTGGAATATGAAAATTTATTGATGGCATCAATGAGAGGGCGTGCAGGTCAGATTGTTGGTACTGGATTTAGTGGAAAGAAATCTCAACTTGGTGTCAGAATGACGGCAGCAGTTAAAAAATTGGGGTGCTCCAACTTAAAGACATTTTTAGAAGATAATAAGTTATTAACCGTTGATTATGAAATTATCGACGAATTAACTACATTCTCACAAAAACATAATTCTTTCCAAGCAGAAGAAGGATGTAATGATGACTTGGCAATGTGTTTAGTTATTTTTTCTTGGTTAGTGGCACAAGATTATTTTAAAGAAATGACAGATAATGATATTCGTAAAAGAATATATGAAGAGCAAAGAAATCAAATAGAACAAGATATGGCACCATTTGGGTTTATTCTCGATGGAGTAAATGATGAAGGTAGTTTTGTTGATGATACGGGTGATAGATGGTATAGTGATGAATATGGAGATAAAAGTTATATGTGGGAATATCATTAATGGATTTTGATGATCAAATTAAATTAGGACATCTATTATTAAGTGAAAGAACGTGTAAGGTTTGTGGAGAGACTAAAAATTTGATTGATGGATTTTATAGAACTAGAAAAGAAAGAGGAGCAGTTTTATCTTCTTATTCTTATGAATGTAAAGAATGTACCATAAAAAGAATTCAAGAAAGAAGAAGAAAAAAAGTATCACATCCTATTGAATGGGAATATCCCGATTGGTAGTGTTCATACCATGTTTCCCCAACGTAAAAAGGCAAAACAATAAATATTTGTAGAATAAATTTGGATTGCGAGGGGACTTAAGATGCCACTAAATTTAGCATCTCCTGGAATTGTAGTAAGAGAAGTAGACCTAACAGTTGGTAGAGTAGATCCAACTTCTGACAAAATCGGAGCTATTGTAGCACCATTTGCTCAGGGTCCGGTAGAACTTCCTACTATAGTTCAAAACGAGAACGATCTTTTAAACACATTTGGTAAGCCATACGCTGCAGATAAGCACTATGAGCACTGGTTAACTGCATCATCTTTCTTAGCATACGGCGGATCGCTAAGAGTTGTAAGAGCAGATGATACTTCCATGAAAAATGGAATGGTTGGTTCTGCTTCTAATGTAAAAATCAAGAGCAGTGAGCACTATGAGCAACTTAGATATGATGAGAATACAATTACTGATGTAACTGTTGCTGCCAAAGATCCCGGATCTTGGGGCAATGGATTAAGAGTTGGTATTATTGATGCAAAGGCAGACCAAGTTCTTGGTATTAATACTGCTGGAGTATCGGCATTCACTGCTGCTATCAATAATAGATCTGCAACTATTGCTACTGGAGCAGCATCTACAATTGGTATTACTACAACTTCGATTACTATAGGTCAAGAAATTCGTGGTGAGTTTGTTGCAGCAGGAACTACAGTTATTAGTATTTCTGTAGGAGTTGTTTCCATGAGCGCTGCAACATCAAATACAGAAGGTGGAGTTACTGTTCCTCTAGACTTTGGTTCGACAGCATTCACTTCAGCAGCACTTGTGGTTGGTGCTGGTATTACTCAATCGGTTTCCGGAAGAGTTGCTATTGGTGCTGGAGAAACAAGTTCACTTGATGGATATCTAAAAGGTATTGTTACAGAGATTGGTGCTGGAACAGCAGGTGTTAAGGTTCTTTCCCATGTTTCTACCGCAGGAACAGAGACTGTAAAGGATTACACTGCTGGTGGAATTTATGAGTTTAAGACATCTTCAACAGTTGCTATTCACACAAGTACAGAAGCAACTTCTTATGGTTCAACAGCAGTAAGTACGGCGTCTGATTGGTTCGATGCTCAGACGTTAGTTACCGGAACTGCGGTTGTTGGTGGAGCAACCACAGAAACTACCGTAAGT